AAGGAATTATGGCTGCTATGGGTGCTACTTCAGTTGGAGATAAGTTATTGCCTTATCCTGTTAGGTTAGCAAACGCAATTGCGACAGGAGCAATGGGAGCAACAGCTTTAGCTAAAATTATGTCCACAAGTCCAACAGCAGGTGGTGGATCAGCAGCAGGTGGTGCAACAGCAGGTGGTGCAGCAACTCCTGCACCTCAAATGATGTCAGGACAATTTGAATTAGGTGGTGGAATAGAACCTGAACCAACTCGTGCTTTTGTAGTAACCGATGATATGACTAATAGCCAAGCACAACTTGCTAACATAAGAAGAAGAGCTACAATTTAAAAATCAAATAAATATTAATTAAATCTATTATATAATATGCCTTGTAAACAATGTGAAAACGGAAAATATAAATTTGGCAATACAGGAGAATGTAAATATGATACATTAACTGAATGCCAAGAAGATAATAAAGACTATTACGAAAAAACTACTTCTATTGTAGAATTAGTTATTGATGATGATAGTCAGGAACTTGCTATTGATGCTATTAGCTTAGTATCAGCACCTGCAATAGAAGAAAATATGGTTTACATGAGTAAAGCAAAAAACAACTTAACTCTAGCTAAAGTTAATGAAGAACAAAAAAGAATTGTTAGTCCAGCTTTAATTCCCAATAAAAGTATCTATCGTGTAAATCACAATACAGGAGATGAGTATTATGTTTTTTTCAGCCCTGCAACAGTTAGAAAATCATCTGAACTTTATTTAAAACATAACAATCATCATAAAGCTACTCACGAACACAATGAAAGAGTATCAGGAGTTTTAACAACTGAAAGCTGGATAATTGAAGATCCTAAAATGGATAAGTCAAGACTTTATGGCTATAAAAATTTACCAAAAGGAACTTGGATGGTTTCTATGAAAATAAACAATTCTGATTTATGGAGCAAGATAAAAGATGGAGAATTAAAAGGATTGTCAATTGAGGGTTACTTTACTGATAAAATGGAAAAGATGTCAGAAAAAGCACCAACTGATGAAGAAATACTTAAAGCTTTAAATGAGATAATACGCGAAAATCAAATAAATAAATAACTATTCTATTATATTAAAAAAGAACCTATGGACATTAAAGAACAAATATTAGTAGCACTTGGCTTAAACAAAGCCGAAGAAGAAATCAAATTAGCTTGGCAATCTAAAGGCGAAGATGGAACTATATATGTTTCAACTGCTGAAGAATTAGAAAGCGGTGTAGATGTTTCTGTATTAACAGAAGATGGCACTACAATTCCTTTACCTGTTGGAACTTACAAAACTGAAGATGGTGTATCTTTTAGGGTTGAAGAAGAAGGAGTAGTTGGAGAAGTTATCGAAAGCGAAACTGAAGAAGAAGTTGAAGCAGAAGATGACAAAGAAGAAATGGCAGAAGAAGATAAAAAAGATGACTATGATGAAGAGGCTGCTGTTTATGATTGGGAAGGTATGGAGAAACGTATCAAAAACTTAGAAGATGCAGTAGCAGACCTTAAAAGAGATAAGGTAGGTGGAGATGATGAAGTAGAAGAAATGGCAGAAGAAGTAACTGAGCCTTCTACAAATCCTAAGACAATTAAAACTACTGAAGTAAAAGAATTTTCAGCAGAAGAAGAATTAGAAAATCTTAAAGCTGAGAATGAAAAACTTAAAACGGAATTAGCAGCAAGTCCTGCTGACACACCGATTAACACAAATAAATTTAGCTCAGATAAACCTGTATTGTCAAATAAAGAATACAAAAAATTATCTAAGCAAGAAAGATTTTTATATAACCTAAATAAATAATAAAAAAAAGAAAAAATTATGGCGTTTACAACAACATCAAACTTCGCAGGTAAAGCAGCAGGANTTTACATCTCAGCAGCTCTAAAAGAAGCGAAATCATTAGATTACTTAACTATGATAGAAAATATCAAGTTTAAGTCAAACATTCAAAGAATGGCAGGATCAGGGGTAGTAGCTGATGCAACTTGCGACTTTACAGATGCAGGAACATTAGCACTTACTGAAAAAGTATTAGAACCTAAAAATCTACAAATTAACTTAGACCTTTGTAAGTCTACTTTATTAGATTCTTGGGAAGCTCTACAAATGAGAGCAGGTGCAGGCGCACCACCTCCAGCATCTTTTGATGATTATGTTATCTCTTATATGGGAGAAATCATAGCACAAGCAACAGAAGAAAGCATTTGGGAAGGAACAGCAGTAGCAGGTAAATTCAACGGCTTCTTAGGAGCAGTAACAGGTTTACTTTTACCGGGTGTTGATGCAACAGTTCACCAAGATGCAGCTTCAGCAGCTTATGATGCAAGTAACATAATTGCTAACCTACAAGGATTAACCTCTAGTATGGCAACTAATATCTCAGCAACTTTAAGAAAAGAGGACTTACATATTTATATGTCGCCTAAGACTTATGCTTTATATATTTCAGCAGTATCTACATTAGGATATGTTAATGCTTACAATATGAACGGAGATTATGAGCCTGTATTTGAAGGTTACAAAATCGCAGTATGTCCGGGAATGGCAGACAACCAAGTAGTAGCTGCTGAAAAATCAAATCTTTTCTTTGGAACTGACTTGCTTTCTGATGCAACTAGAATTACTTTGATGGATATGGCTCAATTAGATGGTTCAGACAATATGCGTTTAGTAGCTAGATACTCAGCAGGTGTTCAAACAGGAGTTGGAGCTGACATTGTTAGACAGTCGTAATAAACTTAATTATAGAAGTGGGTGCTTCGGCACTCACTCCTTTAACCCTTAAAAAACAAAAATATGGCTTGCACAAATTTAACAAAAGGACGATCGCTTGAATGTAATCGTATCGCTGGGGGGGTTAAGTATATTTACTTCTCTGTTTATGATGAAATAACATCTTTTGCTTATGATGGCTCAGCTCCTTTAGAAATTGACACAATTGACTTTGGTGGTAACACTATTTATAGATATACTATGCCAACAGGAGTTGCATCTGTTACAGAAACAATTACAGGATCAACAGAAAACGGAACTATTTTCTATGCTCCACAAGTTAATGTAATATTCAATAGACTTACAAAAGAAGATCAAAACGAAATAAAACTTTTAGGTCAGACTAAAGTTAGAATATTTGCTCAATTAAATGAGCAACTAGCAAATGGTCACGACGTAATCTTAGCAATAGGAATGGAAAATGGCTTATCTTTAAATTCAGGAACTATCGAAAGTGGTGCTGCATTTGGAGATAGAAACGGTTATAGTCTTACATTTGACGGAATGGAAACAGTTCCAATGTCAATGTTAGAAGATTATACTACTGTTCCATTTGACAATTCAGGCTTTACAAACGAAGCAGGAACATTCCCTACTGTATCTTAATCTTATTAGTAGTTTTCATATATTCTTGATTAGAGTGGTTTTTTGCCACTCTTTTCTTTTTATACCAAATAAAAACGACACTTTTCTATTATATAGTATATGATACAAGCAACAGAAGAAACTAACTTTTCAGCATACGTTCAAACTAAGGACAATAGAATACAAACATCTAGCAATTATACTCTTGCTCACTTGTTTAAATTTACTAATGATATGGACAGGTCAGTTCAATATGCTTACCCATCTACTGAAACCATTTTTGATAGATATACAAAGGCAGATTTTTTGTATAATGCAGTTCCTAATGTTTTTGATGGTAAAGTAAAATTAGAAGCAGGTTTTTGGAAGTATGAAGTTTATGAAGTTGCATTTTTAAAAGGTGGTTCTATTAATTCAAATACCGCACCTGCAACAGAAACATTTGTTTTTAATCCTTTAGGACAAAATGGTGCGGTTCAAGGAATAGTTACAAAAGGCAAAATGTATGTATCAGAAAAATCAGGAACAGAAGAAGTAACATATTCACAAAATGGAAGAAGTGTTCAAACTATAACAATTGTAAATGGTGGAACAGGATATACTTCAGCACCTACTATTGAAATTACAGGTGGTGGGTTTATAGATCAAGCAACAGCTACTTGTGATATTGCGGGTGGTAAAGTAAATTCAGTAACAATAACAAATGCAGGTAATGGCTATACTTCANGACCTACAATAGAATTAACAGGTGGNGGATTTACAACACAAGCTCAATTATCAGCAAGCATTCAAGAAACAAATTATATATATACAGGATAAAAAATAAAAAATTATGGCAATAGAAAATGTGCAACAACTCTTAACAGAGCAATTAGGAAAAAACGGAAATACAGAAATATTTACAACAGCAGCTCAATCAGGCAAAGATTGGTATTGTGTTTATTTTCCAGTTGAAAGTGTAGTATCAGCAATAACAGTAGCAGATGCAACTGGCGAATCAGCTTTACAAACGACGCTAAGTGCTGGAACCACCTTGTTTATGAACGTGACCGCAATAGCACTCACGAGTGGAATTGGAATAGGTTATAACGAAGGAGCAACTACATAGGATATGTTAAAATTAGGTTTAGATTTAAGTTTATCTTCAATAAAAAATATGGGTGGCTGGAACCCTG